TGCAGTTAACATTGATAAGTACCTTAGTTGGAAGAAGCATGATGTGGTCGGGAGTACCACGACGGTCGCGCTCGGCATCTGGAAAGATCGCCTTGAACACCGAGTCGGGTATTTCCCGTCCACCCTAGTCGGATAGGTGGTCAACGGTGGTACCTTGGAGGGTACAGATATGGTGAGGTAAAGCAAGATCCCCTGAAGGCAATAAAGGAGGATGCCCACATATCTGAGTCCAAGCCGGTCACGCTTAATTGTAGACCGACTGTCGGAGTGAGTATGGGATGCCATGTAGCAGGATTTGCCTGCCCAAAGGCTGACCCCCTCGATCCAAGGACCACTAAGGCTGGGGTGAGGAAGAGGTTTGCAATAAAACCGCCGAAGGCTTGTGACAAGACTCTGAAGAAGTTCAGTGTTTTTGTCAAGACTTGGGTCCGGCGCAATTTGACACCAATTGCCGCCGATGCAGATGTGACGATAGAGCATTGGCTCGCTCACACTGATTACCCTGACTGGCGCCGAAAAGAGCTGCGCGTTCAGTGGGATGGTGTTGGAAGCATATGGGACCCCGATAAGGCCCGTCGCTACTTCCGATGCAGTTCCTTCATGAAAGATGAGTCTTATCCGACCTACAAGCACCCCCGGGCTATCAACTCCCGGTCTGATGAGTTTAAGTGTGCTGTTGGTCCCATCTTTAAGCTAATAGAGGAGGAGGTATACAAGTTGCCTGCCTTTATAAAGCACGTCCCCGTAGCCGAGAGACCAGATTATATAATGGGTCTCCTACATCGTGAAGGGGCTAAATATCTCGCAACAGATTACACGGCTTTTGAGTCGCAGTTCGTCGAGAAGTTGATGGTCGCCTGCGAGTTTGAGTTATACTCGTACATGACACGTTACCTGCCAGCTGGTGACAATTTCATGCGCCTAGTTCGAGAGGTGTTGGGCGGCGAAAATTTGTGTGTCTTTAAACGCTTCCGCGTTAGCTTGCAAGCAACGCGGATGTCAGGGGAGATGTGCACCTCCTTGGGCAATGGGTTTTCAAACCTTATGTTCATGTTGTTCACCTGTGCTGAGGCCGGGTGTACTGAGGTCATTGGCGTGGTTGAAGGAGACGATGGTCTCTTTACCATGATTGGGAACCCCCCCAAGAAACGTGACTTCAAGCGGTTAGGCTTGAGGATCAAGGCAGTGGAACATGACACGATTTCAACTGCCTCCTTCTGCGGCATTGTATTCGATCCCATTGATCGAATCAACGTCACGGATCCGGCTAAGGTTTTAGTTAATTTTGGCTGGACACAGCGGACCCATAATAGATGTCGGCAGCATAAGCTGACCTCTCTGTTACGCTGTAAGGCGTTATCATACGCATATCAGTATCCTGGCTGTCCCATAATACAGGAACTTGCGGCATACGGGTTGAGGATCACTTCGGGAGTGACCAACACCGTGGCGCTTAAGAAATTCAGCCAGAAAGGCCAAGATTCCTATCAAATACGGGAACTTCAGGCCGCCGTAAACCGAGGGAACATACCTTGGAAGGAGACGGGTTGGGCGACCCGTTTACTTGTTGAGAAACTATACGGTTTTACCGTGGAGCAGCAGCTCCATATAGAGGCGTATTTGCGGACTTTGACGAAAGTCCAACCCCTGGATGACCATGTCCTTGTAGCTAAATTACCCCTGGTGTGGGGAGACTATTTCACACGTTATGCTCACGTGACTGATAGGTTGGACGAGAATCTCGAGTTTCCAGCAACGCAATATCACTCTTATCCTGGGTTCAGGCAAGAGTGGGTAGATACACCTTCCAAAGCAATTGGAGGAGGAGTAGGGGGCTTGTCTAAAAAGCCCCGGTGCGCCATGTCGGCTGCATCTAACAAAGAAAGGAAGGCCGGTCGTTAGACTTACGATAGATCTAGGGGGGACACACCTTAGC